AACCATTCAGGTCTTTCATTTTGAATACCTTGTGGTTGAGTATCAGGTGTTCTTACTTCTACTTTATTACCATTTGTATCTTCCATAGTTTCAATATTAACACCTTGTTGTTTTAAACTATCAACTTGTTCTTGTGCAGTTGGTTGTGATACATCTGAATTTATTTCAACTTTTTCAGTCATTGTTTTCTCCTATTTATTGTTATTGATTTTCAATAGATAGACTTCCTGTACTTGGGTCAATGCCGACAGCTTTATCACTATTAGTGATATGCTTACCTGCTTCAATCATAGTTCTAGGGTCTGTCATACCAGATAATGCTTGTTGGTTTTGCATCATCTGTTGTGCTTGTTGTTCTTCCTGTTGCAACTGTTCTTCACTTTTTATTAATCCTGAAATATCAATTTGATTTGCAATAGCAAATTTCTTAATAGCATCAGGTACATTAATATGTTTTGTAAGAACTTCTGCACCAAGTGTTTGAGCCATATCAGAAAGAAATTGTAATAATTTTAATCTATCTGATTGTCTCCCTAATGCTTCCATACCAACAATTATTTTAACTTTAACTAATTCTTTTGGTAATGGTGGAAGCAATTTCTTTTGCCTTAACATTGCTAATTTAATATTAACATAAGGTAATTGAAATTCTGTAGTTAAGATGCCATAAACTCCACCTAAAGCATCTTGTAATTCATTTGCAATAAGCTGAACCTCAGTTGCAGTCACTCTTTCAGCTTGTCTTTGTACTGAAGCATTTAAAAGAAATGCAAATTGTAATCTTTGTTCTATTCTTTGCATTTGTTCCATTGCAACTCTAAAGTCAGCAAATTTGTTTGCTTGTAATACTGATACATCAGAACTTGCACCTTCAATAATTGCACCATTTGGTGCTTTTGCTATAGATGATGCTCTTGTTGTTCCATTAGGACTAACCATAAACAACATTTTTGCAGAAGCAGAACTTCCTTCTAATATTGCTCTAGATAATCCTTCCAAGCTACGCAAGTCTCCAATAAAACTCTCAACATGTGACCTGCCATAGTTCATACCATCTATTCTATTAAATCTTAATGCTATGAATGGTAATGTTTCGTCTGTGTAATCTTTTTTATATAATATATTACCTTTAACTTCTTGATGGACATGATATTTTTTTCCATCTCTCATTACACAAGTATATAAATCACAAGTTTTACTTTCTTGTGTTTCTTGATATAATTTTGCCTGAATATCTTTTGGTAATACATCAGGACTTACTGTTTCTTTAATAATAATTTTTTGTACTTTACCTTGTGGGTCTCTTTTAACTACATAGTTTTCTAATCTAAAAACTCTTAAACCTTCTTCAGTTAAATGTAATAAAACATTACCACTTACTATCAAATGTTTTAATGCTTCATAAACTGCAACTCTGTCATTTTGTACTTCAATATTATCCATGACAGCTTTTTCTATTTTAGCTAAACCTTCTTCAATAGTTCTTTTCTGTTCTGGTTCACCTTGTATTTTTTTATAAATTAATTCATCTACATCAATTCTAAAAAATGGTGCTTGTGGTGGAAATAAAGCTAACATCAATTTTGATGCTAAGTTCATTACCCCTCTTGCACCTATACTTTGATAAGGTGTGTGGTATTCTGTGTTTGCGTTATATCCTTTGGGTGGCACAAGATGTGGAATAGTTAATTCAGCACTCTCTCTTGCCCTCTCCAAATATGTCTCTCTATCTATCTCTAACTTTTGGTATTGACCCACTATTGAGTTTTTGTCATTATTTACAGACTTATCTGTAAGAGTATATTTCGCCATAATTAACTAGTTGGCACTTGTATGCCACTGCCTGATGATGCTAAAGGTATTCTCAAACTTCCTCTACCTAGTCTTTTTCTATTGTAGTTTGAAGCTGAAGAACCCACATTCATTCCACTTTCTGCAATATAAGGTGCTTTCTGTTTAGTAGTCGCCTTTGCCACTGTTGGTGGTGTTGCAGGAATTGGTTCAGGTGCAGGTGGTGGACTGGGTGCTTTTACTGATACGCACATATTTATGTCTCCTCTTGTACTTGTTTTTCTTTAATTAAATGATTTACGACAGACCTTTGACCTGATTTAAACCAGACTTCTTTTTCAGTCTCATTTATATCTGGGCATTTATCAGGAAAAATACTGCCTAAGTATTCAATGACTTCATTACTTATTAATGGTTTTTTTATCTTTTTTGTCATTAGATACTCCTAAAGTGGTACTTAATTGCTGTCTTTTATGTTTAATTTCTCCTGCGATTGCAGAATAACCACACATATCAATAAAATCGTCAGGATTAAACTTTCCTAACTGCGTTCTTGCTATCTTTAGCAATGTCATAAGATTAGCTACATCTTCAGGTAATATAATAATATTTAACTGTGTTTTATTTTGTAGATAACCAGACCATAACCTTGCTATATTCTCATGGTTCGCAACTTTTTCACCATGAGTATCATTTCTATCGGAACTAACTAGCTTTCTTGCTGTGTCCAATATTTTTGTACTGTCCATATTTATAACTCCATAATTTAGGTTGATTGTTTCTTGTTGTGTACTCACCATGTCGTAATATTCTTGCTAATCTTCCTTGATGGTAAGCATCTTCTACAGTCATCTTATTACGAAGAAATTCTTCAATGACTGATTTCCAATTTGCATCTATATCTTTTTTAGGGTCAAGTATTCTAGATGCCTTAACATGACCAACACCAATGCAACCTTTATAACCATCAGTTTGGTCTCCTGTTAATGTCTGTGTGCAAAAATGATAATCTGCTAATTTTAAATCAACTTTTTCTATTTGATTATCTATTATAGAACAATGCCATGCAGGTATCGTTCTCATATCTTTATCGCCAGATATAATTACACATTTATCTTTGTATTCACCTGTAGCTAATATTCCTATTGTGTCATCAGCTTCAAGATTAGGATATGATTTACATGGATAAGTTTTTTCTATCCAAGTTCGTAATGCTTTATAACAAACTGGTTTTCTAATAGACTTTCTATAAGACTTATAACTATCATCAATTTGTTTTCTAAAATTTAATATATCACTAAATAAAACTAAAAATGTACCTGCATTAGTTTTATCCATATAATATTTTAAATTTTGTGAAAATA